AGTGAAGATATCCCATTCTAAAATAATTAAGGATAAGAAATATATGCAGTGGGTGTGTACGCACCCCTGCTATATCTGTAACTTAGAAGGCAGATTAAATTATCACCAGATACAATTTCATCACTTGCAAGGGAAGTATAGGGTCGGAGCATTAATCAGGGACGATAGCGTAGGCGTTCCGTTATGTTTTACTTGTCATTCTATATTCCATAAAAGGGGTGAAAGATTATACTGGGAAGAAAAAGGCATTGACCCTAAAATCTATGCTGACGAACTATACCAAGAATGGAAGGAAATAAATGCAAAAACTACTAAAAGAAATATTAGCTGAAAAAAAATCAGTTGATGTAATTGTTCGTGCTTTAAAATGGTATGAAGATTTACAAAGATATGAAGTAAAATTTAATAGAGATAGTGTTCATTGGGAAAATATTAATGTTGATGAAGCAAATAAATTAGCTGATGAACTTGAAAGAAATTGTAATCATATAGAATATATTTATGAAGAATTTTTAGAATATCATAATAGTTTGGAGGATAGACTTGAACATTAAAAACTTTGAAAAGTGGGATTTACTCCCAATGTCACCCAGTAAATTACGAGGATTTACTACATACACAGGTCAATTTATTGTAGAGAAAATTTACAAAAGACTAGGCACTTCATCACCACCTGCTCTAGCAGGAAATACAGTTGAACCAATGCTACAAGATTATCTTGAAGGTAAAGAAGTTAATGTAGATGAATACTTAACTAAATTTAAAACAGAAACTTTAGATTTTCCTAATAGAGATGATGTAGAGAAGTATGTAGATTTAATTCCAAAGATGTTTGAACAGTCAAAAGCATTTAAAGAAATTGTAGCTGACAAAGAACAACATTCTTATCAAGAAGAATTATTTACGGAGGTTATGGGTGTGCCTTTTAGGGGGTTCTCAGATTTTATATATCGTGAAAAATCTTCTGGGAAATTATTTATGTATGACCTAAAAACTAAAGGCAGAATGTCAATTAATCACTATGATAAACTGCAACAGTGGTTTTATCGCAAGGCACTACAAGAAGCATACAATGTAGAAGTTGAATGCTATTTATTTATTGTGACCCCTGCTAAATCTCATCTTGAACCCATAGAATTTGTTGAAGAATACGAGATAGAGATTAGTAATGGTCTAAAATCTATGAATAAAGTATTAGAACTATGCAACGAACCGAAAGACTTTGCATATCTATATCAACCTAATGTTGATGATTTCTTTTGGCGTAGTCCTCACCTTTATCAAGCAAGAAAAGATATCTGGGGTATTTAATGTTTAATAAAAACTATACTCACGATTTACAATTTGGCGAGATGAAGGAAAAAGAATTAGCTGATATTTTATTAAATCAAAAAATAGAAGTTAAGACTGATAGGAAATGGAAAGAAACAGGTAATATAGCTGTTGAATTTATGTCCAGAGGTAAAAAGTCTGGCATATCCATTACTGAAGCAAAATATTGGGCATTCATCTTAGATAATGACAATAAAATAGAAGGTATTATTATTTTACCAACTCATAAATTACGTTTAATTGCTAGAGAATACTTTTCAAAAGGTAGAGTAGTTAAAGGTGGCGATGATAATACATCTGATATGGTTTTAATTCCATTGTCAGTGCTATGGCAAGAAAACTAGGATTTGTTCCAGACAAAGAACGCAAAATTGTACGTTGCGAAACTTGTTGGCGTAAATATACAAAATTTATGTCTATAAAGATTTTCTGGAATGAAGAAATATATAAATGTATAAGATGCTATAACAGGAAGGAAAAAAATGGCAGATAAAGACGATGAGATTAAAACTTTAGGTCAACACGCAGTTGATTCAATTTATGATGAACTTAAAAAAAATGGATTTATAGATTTTAATGATGGTCTAACCAGAGTAAATCTTCTTTTTTTATTTCAACATTTATTTGTTGAGAATTATGGTGAAGAAAAATTCAAGGAATTAGATAGAATAATAAAACAAAAACTAAACATTAAAACATTAAACTAGGAGGAACAATGGCAAATAAAATGGTATTTATAAACTATTGTCCAGATGACCAATTATCTGGGTGTATGGTTTTATCTTACAAAGCAGAACTATGTTACAGACGACTCCAAGACCTAATTTACACTAATGACGATAACTTATTTGATGATGATGTAACTTGGGAACAATCCTGTAGAGGTTTTTTAGAGGATAAGGACAAAATCAAACAGGAACTAATTAATAAACGTAAAATCTCTATTGAGAATAATCTTATTAAGAACAAAAGATGTTCTGAAGAAATAGAACAGGCAAAAGAACGCCATAATAAAGCAAAAAAGGGTGCTGAAGCAAGATGGGGGGTCAAATCTGACCCTTTGAGCATAACCCAAGCATATGCATCGGATATGCCAACTACTAACTACAAACTACTAACTACTAACCACAAACTAAAAACTAAAAATATATATACTGACGAATTTGATACTTTCTGGCGAAAGTATGTTCTTGATGAGAATGATACTAGGTCTAATAAGTGGGATAGTTTCCAACAATGGAAAAAACTAGATGAAAGTCAAAGGAAGTCTTTAGGGGTCAAATTTGTCACCTATAGAAATCAAAAAGGTGATTATTACAAGGCACTAGAAAGATTTTTAAGTAAGAAAATCTATTTAGAAATAGAACCAGAAAAGATACCGACTAAAGAAGATTTCACCGAATGGCAATTTAAAACAGATGTGGATATGAGAAAAAGAGGATTAAAGACGATGAGGTGGTCGCAAGATTATATCCGTAAACTAGATAAGTTTATTGAGAATGGGACATAAAATGCAATTTTGCCCACTCCCTATCTTGTTCTTTAAATTCTACTTCTACAAACCTGTCAATGCCTTGAGGAGCATTATCAAACTTGAACAGATTAAGAAAAAACTGGATAGATTTATTAGTAATATGGTAAACATTCATTCTTGCAATATAGGTATGAACATCTATCTTTAAATTGTTATTATGAGAAATCAGCTATGTCCCAACCACAAAGTTACATAATTGTAGAGAATGAAGATGGTACATTTACTGCCTATGTTAATTTTGGTATCTACACTTCTAAAGAAGAAGCAGAAGTAAGTTTAGACTTAGCAATGAAGATGTTAGGAATGCAAATAACAAACGCACCCACAGTCCATTAATGCAAATCTATCAAAGACCATTATCGGATATTAAACCTTACGAGAAGAACCCAAGAAAGAAACATAATATCCAAAAGGTAATGAAGTCCATTAAAGACTTTGGATTTCAACAACCTATAGTCGTAGATAGAGCAGGTACAATCATTGTTGGACATAGTCGATACTTAGCCAGTCAAGAACTAGGATTAGAAACAGTACCAGTTGTAATTGCTGATTTAAGTCCAGAGAATGCAAAGGCATATCGTATTGCAGATAACAAAACTAATGAAGATAGTGAATGGGATTTTAATTTATTGAATAAAGAATTTACTGACTTATTAGACATTAACTTTGATTTAGAAGGAACAGGATTTGACCCTAAAGAACTTGAAGATTTCTTTACATTTGATAAAGAAGAAGAAGCACAAAAGGTCAAGTCGGAAAAACATTGTCCAAATTGTGGAACAAAATTAAAGTAGGGTACAACCTACACAAAAAGAGGGTAGTAAAATGTCAAGACCAAAAAAGTATGAAATCAGTGGGGAAGTGGTAAGAAAACTGGCACAACTTGGTTCAAACAATGTTGAGATTGCTGATTACTTTGGTTGTGATGAAAGTCTATTGAGAAAAAGTTATTCCGAATATCTCAAGTTAGGTAGAGCAGAACAAAAACTGCGTTTAAGAGAATTACAATGGCAATCTGCTCAAAAAGGTTCTGTACCAATGCAGATATGGTTAGGTCGTAATATGTTAAATCAATCTGAGAATGGTGCTGTAACAGGTGATGATGAAGTCCTGCCATTTAGTGTTGAGTAGTGAGTAAAGAATTTTCTGTTATTCCATTATCATTAAGAGAAGCAAATAATTTTGTCACAAAACATCATAGACATAATAGAAAAGTTCCATTTCATAGATTTTCATTAGGTTGTATTTACAAAGAAGATATGATTGGTGTTGTGATTGTAGGGAAACCAGTATCAAGAAGATTAGATAGTCAATGTGTAGCTGAAGTGTCTAGATTATGCATTAAAGAACCCGCTCCTAAAAATGCTTGTAGTTTTTTATATAATAAATGTTGGAATATATGGAAGCAGATGGGTGGTAAAAAAATATTAACATATACACTTACATCTGAAAGTGGTTCAAGTTTAAGAGGTGCAGGTTGGGATAAAGTGAATACAACTAAACCTTTAGGAAAAAACGCCAAAGGTTGGGGAACTAGAGAAAATAGAGATGAACAATTAGTATATTATCAAGAAAAATTTAGATGGGAAAAAAGTGCC